GCACACAGTTTTTAAATTCCTGATATTAACGTTCTCTTGATTTTCATCTATATGAAACACAACTAACTGTCCTTGTGTTGTTGGTTCGAAACCACACTTTTCACATAACTTTTTTAGCCTGTACCCAGCAAGATACCACCTAGGCGTTGATGGTGGTTTTTTGTTGATTTTTTTTCTTCTACACACCTCACACAGTTTTCTGTAGTAAACTTTTCCGTTTAAATGATAGTTAACTGCTCTAAGATTAGTTTTACATTGATTACATAGTGGTCGCATACAGATATTTATTTTATCTTTAATAGCGTTCCTTTAAAGGGTTAATAAATTGTTATATAGTAATCTTTAAGCACCTCATTTTATGATGTTTTGATAAATATATTAAATAATTCTTTAGATAAAGGAATCGAAAATATGGCAACTTTAGTATCACCTGGTGTAAGCGTTACAGTTATTGATGAGAGTCAATATGTTCCTGGAGTTCAAGGAACAGTAGCATCATTAATTGTAGCAACAGCACAAGATAAAACCCAAGGAGGTAGCACAACAGCTACAGCCGCGGGCACTACCGCAGCAAATGCAGGTAAAACTTACCTTATTGGAAGTCAGAGAGAACTTAGCAACACGTATGGTAACCCAACGTTTTATCAGTCAGCGGCCGGTAGTGCAATTAATGGTTATGAAATTAACGAATACGGACTTATGGCAGCATATAGTTTACTCGGTGTAAGCAATAGGTGTTACGTTACAAGAGCAGACATTGACTTAGCCGAGCTTACTTCAAGCGCCGGCCGACCAACAGGGGCTCCAGCGAATGCTACTATTTGGTTAGACACAGGAACAGATACTCGCTGGGGTGCTTTTGAATGGAGCAAAAGTGCTGGCACATTTACTAACAAGATTCCAACAGTTATTACAAGCACAAATGATTTGTCAGGTAGTGTTCCTAAAACTAGCATTGGTGCCATTGGTGATTATGCAGTGGTTGCTACAAATGTTAGCAATCCAGTTTATTATAAAAACCGCAGCAATGCATGGGTATTGGTTGGCAGTAGCAGTTGGCAAATTGCGTGGCCAACTATTGCAGGCACAATTGCAAGCCCAACTCTTGTTAACGGTAACTCAATTACAATTAATGGAACTACAGTTACGCTAAGTGGAACAACTGTTTCAGCACTTGCCACAAGTATTAACAGTGCAGCTATTACTGGTGTCACTGCGGCAGCAGTAGATAACAAGATTGAAATTTATGCTACGAGTTCAGCAACTAGTGACGGGTCAACTGTTGATGGTAAAATAATTCTTGCTAATGCTAGCGGTACGATATTAACAGTTACGGGTCTTACAGCCGGAACGTATGCTTGCCCACTATTACAGCAAAGCGCACATTACACTGTTCCAGAATGGAAGTCAACAGACACAACTCCGCGTCCAAACGGTAGTATTTGGGTTAAAACAACATCAAGTAACCTTGGTGCGTTGTTTGACATTAGTGTTTACAGCACAGCATCAGCAGCATTTACGGGCCAAACTACAAATCTTTATGAAAATGACCAAACCGCAAACAAGAATCTTGATGTATCGGGCGGTTTAAATATCGCAGCGGATTCGTATTACGTCCAGTTTGATGTTACCGAAGACGATACAGCAACATATAAGATATTCAAACGTTATGCAAAAGGCACTCTAGATGTTACAGGAACAGCTACGGCTCCTACGTTAACAGCAACCAACACATTTACTATTAGTGCAAGTGCCGCCAACAGCACAGCAATGTCGTCGGCAACAACAGTTATACTAAGCGGCACAACATTAACAACACTAGCTAGTGACATTAATGCTGCTAATGTATCTAATGTTAGCGCAGCTATTGCTACAAATGGTGCGTTAGTAATTAGCCATGGGTTGGGTGGTGTTATTGTTCTTAAGGAAACATCAGGAACACCGCTAACAACAGCTGGCATCACTACAAGCATCACAACTGGTCAGGTACGAGCTGGCAACAGCAGCGATTTAATTCTAAGTAACTGGATCGCGCCGACTTACACAGCAAGTAGTACAGCACCATCTGCTGATCCAGCAGATTTAAGACACTGGTATCATGGTGGTCATGAAGCGGACATTATGATTCACAACGGTACTTTATGGGCAGGCTACCAACTTGTATCAAGCGATGCTCGAGGATATAATTTAACTAACACAGATCCAGCTGGTGTTATCTTTAGTGCAACTGAGCCAACGGTACAAAGTGATTCTAGTGCATTAGTAACTGGTGATCTTTGGATTGATACAAGCGATTTGGAAAACTATCCAAAACTTTATCGTTATCAAGTAGTTAGCAGCGAAAACAAGTGGGTGTTAATAGATAATACAGACCAGACAACTGAAAACGGTATTTTGTTTGCCGACGCTCGCTATATGGGAGACACAACAACAGACGTAGTAACAGGCACAGTCGCAACAACAAAGAGCCTATTACAAAGTAACACAGTTGATATTGACAAGCCAGATCCAACACTTTATCCACGCGGTATGTTACTGTTTAATACACGGCGCAGTTCATACAACGTAAAGAAATTTCGCTCAAATTACTTTAGCAGAACAAACTTTGCTGATACTACTCTTTACCCAACACTTCCAACAGAAAAGGATGCATGGGTATCAGCAAGCGGCAACAAAAATGACGGCTCACCATATATGGGCCGAAAGGCTGTTCGTCAGATAGTTGCCGCGGCAATGAAATCAGCAATTGATGCAAGTACAGAGTTGCGTGAAGATTCACGAGACTTTAACATTATTGCGGCGCCGGGTTATCCTGAGCTAATTGCTAATATGGTTAGCCTAAACAACGATCGACAAAATACGGCATTTGTTGTCGGCGATTCACCATTAAGGTTAGCAGCAACTAGCACAGAAGTTCAGAACTGGGCATCGAATGCCGCGGTTGCTGTGGATAATGGAGACGATGGATTAGTTACAAGCGACACATATCTTGGTGTATTTTACCCGTCGGGCACTACTACAGACTTATCAGGTAATACAATTGTTGTTCCATCGGGTCATGCTGTTCTACGTATGATTAGTAGAAGTGACGATCAGAGCTTTCCGTGGTTTGCACCAGCTGGCACGCGGAGAGGAACAATTGACAATGTAAGCAGCATTGGTTATGTTAACGCATCAACCGGCGAATTTACAACAGACAACACCAGAGAAAGTTTACGGGATACACTTTATACTAATAGAGTCAACCCAATTGCATTCTTTAGTGGAAGTGGTATACTTGGTTATGGTAATAAAACCCGGTCAACAACACCAAGTGCTTTGGATAGAATTAATGTTGCAAGACTTGTTGCTTATCTACGCAAGCAACTAAAATCTATTGCTCTTGCATATGTGTTTGAACCAAATGATAAGATTACACGAGACGAGCTTAAAGAGAACATTGAACAAACAATGAATGATCTTGTTGCAAAGCGTGGTCTTTATGATTTCTTGGTTGTTTGCGACGAATCAAATAATACGCCAGCTAGAATTGATCGTAATGAGCTGTATGTCGACATTGCAATTGAGCCTACAAAAGCTGCTGAATTTATCTATATTCCAGTTAGACTTAAAAATACCGGTGAGATTGCAAGTGGTAATGTAGCGGCCGCACTAGCAGTTTAAGGTTCTCGTTTACTATAATGGAAAAATAAAATAGGGGGTAGCTAAATACCTCCTATTTTTGTGACCCAGCCGCGATAAATACTAGTAATAAATTAAAGAAGGAGTCAGACAACCATGTCAGTTTCAACACTCACAAAATTTACTGTACCATTAGACAGTGATCAATCAGCAACCTCGCAAGGCTTGCTAATGCCTAAACTCAAATATCGCTTTAGAGCGTTTTTTGAGAATTTTGGTGTGTCAACTCCTCGCACAGAACTAACTAAGCAGGTTATGGATATTACACGCCCAACAGTTTCATTTGAAGAACTGGAGATTCCTATTTACAACTCAAGAGTATACCTGGCAGGAAAATACGCTTGGGAACAGGTAACAATTAATTTTAGAGATGATGTTAATGGTTCAGTAAGTAGACTAGTTGGCGAGCAAATTCAGAAGCAATTTGATTTCTTCGAGCAAGCAAGTGCTCCGTCTGGTATTGACTATAAATTTATTACACGGTTTGAAATCCTGGATGGTGGTAACGCTGCTAGTACACCTAATGTCTTAGAGACATGGGAAATGTATGGTTGTTTCCTTGTAAACGTTAACTACAATGATTTAAATTATGCGACAAACGAACCCGTAACAATTACTGCGGCAATCCGCTTTGATAATGCAGTTCAAACGCCAATTGGTGATGGTGTTGGTGCAACAGTTGCAAGGACTATTGGGTCGGTCGTAACAGGTTAGTAGGAGGTATAACACTCCGTGACCAGCGTTAACAGCATACTTTCAGCTTTATCTAAAGGCGACAATGTGCGTGATTACCAGCACGGTGCTCGCCTTTTTGTTGATAATAACTACGAATTACAGCCACGATACGCTAATCTTTTTCATGTGGTTTTTAATCTTACTGCACGAGCAGCAAGCTATTTTAACGGTGTCGAAAAGCTAGAAATAAACATGCTTGTAAAAAGCATTGATTTGCCTAGTTTTAATATTGATACTCAAACACATAATCAATACAACAGAGAAGTACACAGTCAACATAAAATTCATTACAACCCCGTTAATGTTGTATTTCATGATGACCAAAAAGACTTAATTAGAGGCTTCTTGCACACATATGCAAATTTTTATTATAACGATAGTAAATATAGGCTTGGTGGCAAGTCATACAGGACAGATGATCGTTATGGCGGTCGCGAAGACAATCAATGGGGCTTGTCAAAAGGAAACGATAGATTTTTTAGGGATATTAGGGTTTATAGCATGTTACAAAAACGGTTTGCTGAATATATTCTAATAAATCCTATGATTACTAATTTTGGTCATGATTCTCATGCTTATACCAACACTGGCCTTATGCAGCACACAATGCAGATTCAATATGAAACTGTAAAATATGCTACTGGTTTTGTTAATAATGTTAATCCAAAAGGTTTTGGTGATATACATTATGACAAGACCCCAAGCCCAATTGGTATATTTGGTCGTGGTCCGTCGAACAGTATTTTCTTTGGCGGTGGACTTATTGATGCTGCTAATGTTGTTGCAAGTGATTTAGCGTCAGGAAATATAATAGGAGC